GTAGCCGTAAGCCTCCTTCAGCCCGATACAAGAAGAAGTCCTATAAGAAATCAGCACCACGTTATAAGGGAACAGGCGGAGCCCCCCGTCGCCAAATTACGAAGCGCAAGATTGTCGCAGCTCTCAACAGTATCGCAGAAACTAAATTGGTTGCTTTTTCACACGAAAATGCTCGTCCTCGCCCTTTCTCTACCGATACTAGAAATTATCAACTATCATTTAATCTAGGGAACCTTCCTTTGTCAGGTTCTTCTTCCTCTTTTCCTTCAGCCACAGGGTTAAATTTATTTAACGTATTACAGGCTAATCGGGACGGAGAGTATATATATCTTAAACGCAATTCCACCAAAATGGAAATCAAAATGAATCCAATTGATTACAGCGCAACAGGGTTTGACGCTAGTGTCGTATGTCCTTACCAGTTTAGAATGCTTATCCTTAAGCCAAATGCCAAGTATCTAAATAATGGTATTTCCCCAACAGGAAGTTGTTTCTTAGACGAGGCAGGAGTCAACACAGGTTATAATTCTCCAAGAACTTTTAGCAACCTAGCCTTAGCATCTTACATAACAAATAAACGAGAGTTTCTAGTCCTTAGGGATCAAAGGTTTACTCTCTCACCTCCATCAGTAACAACTAATGAAACAGTAATAACTGGCACGGGAACAGGATTTGCTGCCAGTCTTCAATCTACTTTCAAATATCCAACATTCAAGAGAATCAATATTAGCACACCAGTTAATAAGAAAACTCATTACACAAGCGGAGCGGAAATTCCTACGGATTACCAAGACTCGACTTTCGTTATTATAATGGCAAGTCCTCTAGGAGCCCTATCATCGGCAAACCCCGATGCCAGTCAATGGACTATGGATATCCTTTCAACAACCAGTTATACCGATATGTAAAAGTATTTAAATAAAAGAAAACAATTATACTATATTCTAAGCGCGTAAACTTAGCATATAGCGATGAAGCATCTTATCTCAGTCTTGCATGACGAAGCGAAGATGCGATGATTTTGAAAACGAAGAGCCAATCACAAACGGTATCCTGACGCCTCAGGCGTTAGGAGGATTGATGCGATGACTGTTTTTGGAAGGGCTGAGTATCTGTAGAGAGGAAGGCAAGACTGAAGGAAGATGTTTTGTCGTGGACTCGGCGATAATATTATGTATAAACCATCTATCAGCACTAAGCATATCAAGATCAGGTGCTTCGTTACTAAAAACAAAAATGTGAGGGGGGTTCCCACAAACCATACCACCCTTATATTTGCCTGAGTAGAAGAACATATCTTTAGCAATTTCCATACCAGCATAACTCACGTGATACTGACTTTTAGGTATATTAAATAATATCAATTTAGGTAAGTGTCCTTCATTATTCAAGGAGTATTCCATAATCCCATTTTTTATATCATCTAATTTCCCACCAATACATATAGCGTTATGATGAACTGTTAGGTATTTACAGAAGGTTGTTTTACCAACATTACCTTTCCCCCAATACCAATTAATTTTTCTATCATCTATAGGCAGAGCAATTTCTTCAATAATTTTCTTCTGCCATTTGTATAACTTATCTAAGGGAATAGTTTTAACTTTCTCAGGAAACCCGATATAACATATCAGGTCCGCATCTTTACCACAATACACTTGATTCTGTTTCTTTGTTCCTTTGGCTTTATCCCATATCAGTTTGTTAGTGTGAAACAGTCCAATTGGTCTGACTCTTTTTTTAAATTCAAGGTAACCTTGTAGGTGTGGTGTTCCACTATCACCCACTTCTTTGCCAACAATAGCAACCTTACACAAACTACTGATTGTCGGGACTATCAGGGCTATGTCATTTTCTGTGTAATTATTAAGTGTGAAACACCACCTTATAGCAGTAGAAACTTGTTTCTTAGGAAGAGATGGAGAAATAATATTACCTCCATCTCGGGTCTTGTCAGGACTATCAGGCATCGTATAGTTAGTAAAGACCCGTATCTTTAAGTTTTTTTAAGTATTAAGTATTTATCGCAATTACAACTTAAAGAGTATTTCAAAATAATAAATATAATGCCATATGACCGAAAGTATCGCACCACCGCCTATCAGCGTCGTAGCCGTAAGCCTCCTTCAGCCCGATACAAGAAGAAGTCCTATAAGAAATCAGCACCACGTTATAAGGGAACAGGCGGAGCCCCCCGTCG